TCTCGCAACTTTACAGGGTGAAACTAAAAAATTAAATATATGCGTTTTCTTATAAGGCTGTTTTATGTTAAATTGCAGCGTTTGTTTCGTAAGTTTTTTAAAACGAAACAAACTGAAAGCCAGAAGCCCAGCCGTTGGGAGTGGTTTTGGGGGTTGCCTTTGTGGTCGAATCCCGAGTTGAGGTTTGCTGCTTTATTGTTGATTGCCTTTCTTGCTGGTCGTGTGCTTGGGCTAGCTGAATCTTTAATGACCATCCTGCAATAAACAAAGCGATGATAGATACCATAGTTGGGAGCCAAAATCTGAAATTTTCTTTTGGCTTGTTCTTTTTCTCACGCTCATCAATAATATTCCAAATACTTGGTTGGTATTATCTTTTTAATTATTTTAGACAAATGCAAGACATGTTAAAAATCAATAAACATATTTACGGCGTAGTGGGATTCCTCCCAACGGTTTTCCGTGTGTCTTGCAACCCTGCGCCGTATAAATTTAAAATTGCAAGACATGATTTACAAAGTAAAAATCGAAGGCATCACTCCCTACATGCAACATCGCATGGATGATCAGAAATTAGAAGAATGGGAGAAAAATCGTAAACACATTATTGAGAGGCCAGACGTTAACCAGCAAGACGCTGTAAGGGCTGAATTTCATTGCTACCGAAGTAAGAATGATAAATGCTTTATCCCCGCAGAGCAGCTAAGAATAGCCTTCATCAATGGTGGCGGCTATCTTAAAAGCAAAGTAGGTAACTCAAAAAGAAGCATGAAGGGTGTTATTGCTGCCGTGTTGAGAGTTTCGCCGGAAGAAATCACACTTCCAGAATACGATGAAATAGATAAGCGATCAGCAGTAAATAAAAATGTGAAAGCAAGGGTAATGGTAATCCGTCCAAAATGGTCAACATGGGAAGCGGAGTTTGATATGATTTTGGATAATGGAACACTAACAAAAGAAATGATTACAGAACTTATTGAAACAACCGGGAATTATGTTGGCATTGGGAGTTATAGGCCAACTAACAATGGGTATTTTGGCAGGTTTAAATTGATTGAATTAAATAAAGACTAATGCAACATTGAGTGTTGTTTAGTAATGCGTGGTGATGTGAAGCGCAGTAGAGTAAAGTACAGTTTTTTTAACCCATCTAAAAATATATAATATGGTGTCAAGTGGGGTATTGTGATGTGGTGTTAAGTAATGTCTTGTCTTGTCACGTGCAGTAAGGTTATTTTAATCTGTTAAAATTATTTATTCTTATTACTTAGCAATGTCTTGCGAAGTAAAGTTATGTTATGTATAGTATAGTTTTTTTCGTATCAAAAATATTATAGAAACTAAAGCAACGCAAAGTGGAGTGGTGTAGTTGTAAAGTTGAGTTTAGTAATGTGGCGTAATGTGCCGCCCTGTACTGTTTGGTTGTGTTGAGTGGCGTGTTGTATAGTAAAGTGCGGTAATGATAGCCTCCATTTTTATGGGGGCTTTTTAATGTCCGTTAATGGACATATTTAATTTATAATTAATATTTATCTTTAGAACCCAAAGGGACTTAATATCCTTTTTTGGTAATATGAAGTATAACCGCACGGGTATCCGATAGGTTTTATGATCGCCTCGCTTATAGCGGGGCTTTTGCCATTATATGAAGCTGACAAAAAAACAGACTATTGCCTTAGATTATTTGGAAGATAATAGCACAGGGGAGCTTTATTACGGTGGGGCCGCAGGCGGTGGAAAATCAGTTCTTGGTTGTTACTGGCAGATAAAAAATAGATTAAAATATCCTGGTACAAGAGGGTTTATCGGGAGATCGGAATTAAAGAACCTAAAGAAGACTACCCTCAATTCGTTCTTTGAAGTTTGCAAAATGCAGGGGCTAAAATCAGAAGTGCACTTTAAGTATAATGAGCAATCAAGTATTATAAAATTTACTAACGGATCTGAAATTATACTGGCCGATTTGTATGCTTACCCTAGTGATCCTGAATTTGATTCATTGGGATCGCTGGAAATAACAGACGCTTTTGTAGATGAGGCACCGCAGATTATAAGTAAGGCAAAGCAGATACTAAAATCAAGAATTCGTTTCAGGATTGATGAACATGGTTTAATCCCGAAGTTACTAATGACCGGCAACCCATCAAAGGGGTGGGCTTATTATGATTTCTATTTACCGAGTGAGCAAAACAAATTAAGATCAGACAGGAAATTCATTCAGGCGTTGGTAACAGATAATCCAAATATCAGCCAGCACTATATAGAATCGCTGAAGGGACTTGATAAGAATAGCAGAGAGCGTTTATTAAATGGTAACTGGCGGTATGATGACGACCCGGCAACATTGATTGAGTATGATAAGATCATTGATGCATTTAGTAACACTCATGTGAACGGTAACGGTGTTTATATAACAGCTGATATTGCACGGTACGGATCGGATAACACGGTTATAGGAGTGTGGAAGGGTCACAGAGTTAAGTTGCATTCGTTTCATGGGTTATCAGTAACACAGTCGGCAGAAAAGATAAAAGAGTTTAAAGATAAATATCAGGTTGGTTCATCAAATATAATAGCGGATGAAGATGGTGTAGGTGGCGGGGTTGTAGATATTTTGAAGTGTAAGGGGTTTGTAAATAATTCAACTGCATTACCCGGTGAGCAACCAAAGATCAATGAGAAAGGGAATGTAATAGCAGAGAATTTCAGGAATTTAAAATCTCAATGTTATTTCAAATTAGCAGACAGAATAAACGCAGGCGGGTTATATATCGAATGCGAAGAAAATTTAAAGCAAACTATCATTGAAGAGTTGGAACAGGTGAAGCAATATAATATGGATAAAGATAATCGTAAAGAAGTTATGCCAAAGGATAAGGTAAAAGAACTTATAGGCCGTTCTCCTGACTTCAGTGATACATTAATGATGCGTGAATGGTTTGAGTTGAAACCGAAGTTCGTCGTAGCGGTTGCGTAAATAAACAAAATGAATTTAATTCAACGTTGGATATTAGGTAAGAAGTTGGCGGATCAATTAGAGCAAAAGGCTGCGTCAATATACCAACCAGGGGTAAAATATTTTATTAATAATGGGCGTATTGTTACACCCACAGATAATAAAACGACTTATATAACAGAGGGGTATAATAAAAACGATATTGTTTATTCTGTTATAAACTTGATTTTGGATAAAGTAATTCTGCCTGAATGGAATTTATTCAAAGTAGTTAATGAAAGTTCTTTGAAAGAGTACCACCGGTTAATGTCTATAAAGAATATTACGGGCCAGCAGTACAAGAAGGCAATGCAGCTAAAATATGAATCGTTGGAGCCCTTAGAAAAATTTAATCTTCAGCAAGGTAAACTGAAGGACTTATTAAAATACCCAAACGATCAGGATACTATACAAGATCATAATAGGTCATTGATGGGGTATAAGTTACTTGTCGGTGATTATTATGAATGGAGTGAAACACTTCAGGCGGGAGCAAATCAAGGCATCCCAAATATGCTGTGGTGCCTACCGGCTCACTTGGTTAATATAAAAGTTACAGATCAGTTTCCGGCTAGGCCATCTTCTTATGAGTTGTTTACATGGAACCAGCAATTCACTAAAGAAGAGATTTTGCATGAAAAGTATTGGAACCCAAACTGGAACATAAATGGTGAGCAATTGTATGGATTTGCACCTTTGAGAGCATTCCTTAAAAACCTTATTCGTAATAATGCGGCGAAGGATGCTTCAGCGGCATTGTTCCAGAATAAAGGATTAGAGGATATTATTTACATGGATGACCAACGGTTCGATGCAGAGATGGGGTTACAACAAGCGCAGGCATTAAAAATTAAATTATCCGAGAAAGAATATTCTGGTCCTGAGGCGCAAGGTAAACATGCGATAAGTGGTGTCAAGGTTGGTGTTGCTAAGTTAGGATCCACACCTGTCGAGCTTGGCATAATTGATTCAGAGAAATGGGATGCTATAATGTTTTGTAATTGTTATGGGGTGCCGCCAGAGTTATTAGGGCTAACGCAAAAGACTTATAACAACGTTAAGGAAGCAGAGAAGGCATTAACTACTCGTAGCGCAATACCATTACTGAATTCTCGTCGCAATAGTTTAAATAGAAAGTTTCAATCTGATTGGGGTTTTAAAGGTCAGAATGTTTATATAGATTATGAAACAGATTGTTTTCCTGAATTGCAAGTTGATATCAATGAAACAATGACAGCAATAGAAAAACTGACAATGAGAACGCCTAATGAAGAACGTGAAGCAATTAACTGGGAAACAAGACCAGAACCAGAAGCAGACGAAGTATGGGTTAAGACTTCTGCAGGTATGGTTCCTTTGAGCGATTACCAGGCAACATTAGTAGAAGAAACATTAAACGCACAAGCCAATGGTACAGGAAATGGACAGGTCGCCAACAATGGCCAAGCGGCAAATAACGGAACAGGAAATGCAAAAACTCGCAGCAACGGAGTTCCCTATTCCAAAGAATTGCTGTCCTGAGAAACGGCGAAGATTATTGAATCTGAGAATAGGTTTTGTAATGATGTTAAAGAAGCAACAAGAAGGTTTAAAATATAAATGAACTACGAACAAATAAATAGAAAATTCGAGATGCTGTTTTTTAAACCAGTATCTAAATCAATTCAGAAGCGGGTTGATGAAGTAATTAATACAATCAACTCTAACGGAATACAAGCCGGGATCACATACTTGAATAATAATTTAACCAACCCAGAACTATCTGCTGAAATAAAAAGATTGTACAAAACAGTAGGATTAAGACACGCAAATGAAACTACAAGGGACTTGAAGCGGCAAGAGCGGGGGAGCAAGTTTAGCATAGTAATGATGGAAGAAAAAGCCGGTTTCGGCTTCAACGCTGAATGGGTTCAATTCATAATAGATTATTTACAAAGACATTTTATTGAGAAGATAACATTTAATGTTAATAGAACATTACGAGATTATTTACTAGGTCAGCTTAACCGATCAATTACCGAAGGAATGGGTGTTGATGAAACAGTACGCAATCTAAGTGAATCAGGATTTAGTGATATGCAAGCGGCCAGAATAGTAAGAACAGAGGTTAACACGGCTGCTAATGCTGGCACATTGGCCGCTGGTGAAACATACGAATATCAAATGCTAAAGACATGGATTGCGGTGCATGATAACAGAACGAGAGGTGTTGACCCTAAAGATCATGCTTCTCATATTGGATTAGATAAAACGACTATTGATTTTGAAGATGTATTTGTTGATCCTCGTAACGGCGATACATTAACTGCGCCGGGCGATCCAACAGCAAGCGCAGAGAGTATAATTAATTGTAGATGCAAGCTAGGATTAAAACCTAAAAGAGATCGTAACGGAAGATTAATACCTAAGAGACAGTCAACAGTAGTAATATATCCTAGTAGAAGGCCAAGACAACAAGTGGTAACAATATAATTTGAATAACATGAAAGATATTTATTCTCATAAAGATTTCCATATATCAACACCTATACAAATTAAAGATGTTGATGGGAAAAAAGGTATTGTAACTGGTTATTTTGCCGATTTCGATACTTTAGATAGTGATGGCGATGTAATAAAATTGGGTGCATTCGCACGAAGTATTGCAAACTCAGGCCCTAGTAGCGCAAAACCAAGAATAAAACATTTGCTTAATCATGATCCATCTAAGCCATTAGGTGTAATAACAACTTTGAAGGAAGATAAGAAAGGGTTGTATTATGAATCTAAACTAGGGTCACATTCGCTAGGTATGGATTTTATAAAAATGGTTGAATCAAATCTTATCTCTGAGCATTCAATAGGCTACCAAACTAAAAAATTTAATCAGGTCACTTCATGGGAAGATTACAAAGAAGGTGATATAAGAAGGGAGTTAACAGAATTGAAATTGTGGGAAGGATCCAGCTTGACATCTTGGGGAGCAAACCCTAATACGCCATTGACAGGGTTAAAGAATGAGATTGAGATAAACAAATTAATTAATCAAGCAGAAGCAATAGAAAAATTTTGTAGTGAATCAAAAGCTACTGATGAAACTATTGAGACGCTTTTAATCTATAATAAACAACTTTTAAAAATCATCACTGATTTAAAATCCACTCGCTCGTCTGACGACACCGACCCGGATGATCATGATGATAATAAACCAGCAGACCCGGTGAAAAAATCCACTCTGCCAGAGGTTGTTGAATGTCCAACTTGTAAAAAGGTTAATTATAATTCAAAAGACGGTTCAGCTATTAAATGCCGCAATTGTAATAAAACTTTTGTTCCAGGTGTGGAGTATGCTTTTATTTTTTAAAATTAAAATTATTCAAAATGGCAGACAATGATGATGTAATTAAAATTAGTGGGCAGCAACTTCAAAAGATGTTCGATGCCCAAAAGGGCAGTCTTGAAGTAACTATTCAGGATAAAATAGGTGGCCTTGTTATAGATATGGAAACTTTAAAACGTTTGCAAGAAACGGGTGCGGCTAAAAAAGAAATTGATGGCTTGAAAGCTGAGATAACAACCAAACTAAATGATCATGGCGCAATTTTGACGCAAATGATTGAAGATGCAAAAAAGAATCAGGCATTACTTGATGATCTGGCATCTGACAGGCAAAAAAGAATTTCAGGTAAAAATGCAGAAAAACCTGATTTTAAAACTGCATGGAGTGGCGTAGTAGAACAGTTTAAAGAAAGGAAAGATGAAATAAATAAATTAGATTTCGGCCAAAAGA